GAAAAAAATAATGGAAAAAGAAGACAAACAAGAAACTAAACTATTTAAAAAACCAGATAGTAAGTTAATGTATCAGAAACATAGAGATGATGAAAATGATCCCGAAACTGAGGCATTTGCGAAAGGTGAATTAAATAAATTTAATGAAGAAAAAGCAGAAGCAGCAACCGTTCAAAAGGACACAGAAACATCTGAAGAAATTGCAAATTCAAATGACGAAGCTACTCTTTCAACTGAACGCCCTGAAAATGCAGAAGATCGTGTTTTTAAGAAACGTTATGACGATTTAAAAAAACACTATGATTCTACTTTATCTAAGCACAAAGATACAGTTAGAACTTTAAAAACGCAATTGGAAACATCTACTAGTGAGTTTGTTCCGCCTAAATCTAAGACTGAATTAGAGGCTTGGAGAAAGGAGTATCCCGATGTATATGATATGGTTGAGACCATAGCTATGACAAAGGCTGATACTAAAGCTAAAGAGATCGAGGAGAAATACCAAACTCTACAGAAGCAGCAGGAAGAAATTGGCAGAGAAAAAGCAGAAGTTGAATTGTTAAAGTTACATCCTGATTTTAGTGAGATTCGTAAAGAAGATGCGTTTCACAATTGGGCTGCTAAACAAGATCCAGTTATTCAAAATTGGTTGTATGAAAATACATCTAATGCACAATTAGCTGGAAGAGCTATTGATCTTTATAAGATGGATAGTGGTGTTAGTGGTTTGAATAAAAAACAGGAAACAGCTGTTAAGAGAGAAGCAGCTAAAGCTATAACAAAAACTAACAAAGCTACAGAATCAGATATTCCCACAAAGAAGATCTGGTCTAACTCTGAAATTAGTAAGATGAATAGAAGAACGTTTGAGAAGTTTGAAGCTGAAATCGATGAAGCCTCAAGAGAAGGTAGGATTCAACCTTAAACTAACAACTATAACAATAGGCAAACATTATGGCAACAATGGGAAAAGCGTCTGGATACCAAAATTTACCAACAGGTAATTGGGCTCCAGCTATTTATAGTCAAAAGGTTCAAAAGTTTTTCAGAAGAGCATCAGTTGTAGAGGATATTACAAACACTGATTACGCTGGAGAAATTGAGAATTTTGGCGACACAGTAAATATAATAAAAGAGCCGACTATTACGGTGAATGACTACGCTAGAGGTCAAACAGTTAACACGCAAACACTTGCAGACGATCAAATTCAATTGACAGTCGACCAAGGTTCGTACTTTGCGTTTAAAGTAGATGACATCGAAGAAAGACAATCACATGTAAACTTTGAAGCTCTTGCAACTTCTTCAGGTGCTTATGCACTTAAAAAGAACTACGACTACAATGTATTAAGTGCGATTTATGACGGAGCGTCTACATCAGCAGCTAATACAGGAACAGACGGTTCACCTATCGATGGTGATGCAGCAGTTGACACATTAACAGATATTATGTCAGCAGCTAAAACAGTTCTTGATGGTGGAGATGTACCAGAAGAAAATAGATGGTTCGTTGCACCACCAGCTTTCTATCAACAACTTAGAAAAGCAGGTGCTAAAATCGTTGATCAATCAATAATGAATGATGGATCAGCTTCAGCTATGAGAAATGGTATGATTACAGATAGACCTTTATTTGGGTTTAGAATGTATACTACTAATGCTATAGCTGTATCAAGCGGAGTAGCAGCAAGTAAAACTTTTGGATCAGCAGGTTCTATTGAATATGCTTTCCTTTATGGTCACCAAGGAGCAGTAGCAACTGCAAACCATATTGCGAAAACAGAACTTATCAGAGACCCTGATTCATTTTCAGACATCGTAAGAGGTCTGCACGTTTTTGGAAGAAAAGTTCTAAGAACTGAAGCAGTATACTCTGGTGTTATAACAATAGGTTAATTCTAAATTAGAAGGAGAAATAGAATATGGCTACATATAATTTAACAGGTGTAGGTGGAACTACAGGACATCCGTCTAATGGTAGAACACCTTACTTAGTTGAAAACACAGTAAATCTGGATACGTTTAATCCAGCACAAAATGATGTCGTTCAAGCGATCGATGTTCC